CCGGACTGGACGACGATCGTGTCCGAGCTGGTGCAGGTGCCGGGGGGTGGCCAGTTCCGGCGGGTGATCGGCTACTGGGTTGAGCCGCCGAAGTCCACGATCGGCCAGGGCCGGGGGCAGATGTACCCGGCGGATGAGGTGGTGCACTGGGCGCCTATCCCGGACCCGGTGGCGGACTTCCGGGGCATGTCGTGGCTGACGCCGGTGTACCGGGACGTGCAGGGCGACGACGGCATGACCCAGTACAAGATCAAATACCTTGATAATGCGGCCTCGCCAAACCTCCTGATCCGGTACACCCAGAAGCTGTCGCCGGGGACGGTTGACGCGGTGCGTGAGCGGGTGACGGCGCGGTACGCGGGCGCGGGGAACGCCTTCCGGACGCTGGTGCTGGACCAGGGCGCCGACGCCACGGTGATCGGCAACTCGTTCTCGCAGATGGACTTCACGAACGTGATGTCGGCGGGGACGGAGCGCATCCTGGCCGCGTCGCAGGTGCCGGCGGTGCTGGTGGGCCTGGAGCCGTTGCGCGGCGCTGGCCGCGGGTTCCAGGAGAGCATGCAGAAGTTCGCGAACCTGTGGGCGCGGCCGCAGTGGCAGTCGGTGTGCGGGGCGCTCGAGCAGATCGTGGACATGCCCACGGGGAACCGCCTGTGGTTCGACACCTCAGGGATCGCCGCGCTGCAGGACGGCGAGATGGAGCGCGGGCAGACGGCGCTGGTGAAGTCTCAGGCGCTGCTGGCGTGCAGGCAGGCGGGTTACACGCGGGACAGCGCGGTGGCGTTCGTGGACTCCGGTGACGTGGGCCTGCTGAAGCTGGACCCGGACGCGGCGCCCCCGCAGGGCGCGGCGGTGCAGCACATGCTCGGGCAGACCCCCCCGGGTGCGACCGCCGACCCGCTGCCGCCCGGCGCAATGCCGCGTTTGGCGCTGCCGTCCACGTCGCCGGGCGACGGCGGCAACCAGACAAGGCCGGGGCCGATCGCGACGAGCGCGCGGCGTGCGCTGAACGGAGCCTCGCATGACTGACCTGGGGATGGCGTGGGGCGCGTGGCGGTTCAACCCCTACCACCGGGGCACCGGGCAGGGCGGCGGCGAGTTCGCCACTTCCGGCAACGCCGGGGCGTCCGCTAAGACGGCGAAGGCGCAGCCGACCCGCAAGGCGCCCGCACGGCCCGCACGGCCCGCTGGGGGCCGTCACGCGCAGGAGAAGGCGAAGCTGCGGGCGCAGGCGAACGCCGACCGGGCGAAGGCCGCCAGTTTGCGCGCCCAGGTGCACGCGCTGGAGGCGCAGCTGCACGCGCACGCCACGGCCACGGCGAAGACGGCAGCGACCAAGAAGGCCGGGACCACCACCAAGAAGGCCGGGACGACGGCGAAAAAGACTGCCAGCGCCACCACCACGCATCACACGACATCAGCGACATCCACGGCGGCGATCTCGGCGCGGATCGCGAACCTGCGCGCCCAGATCCACCAGCTGGAGTCGCAGGCCCGGCAGCTGGACGCGAGGGCCGCAGCGCTGTGACCATCCAGCGCACCCCGCAGACGCCTACCGCGTCGACGGTCCCGGAGCCACATGGCAAGCCCGGCGGCGGCCTGTGGGGGATCAAGGGCCTGAAGGCCCCCCCGTACATCGAGCATGTCGCCGGGGAGCTGATGAAGTCCGGCCACGGCGAGAGCGACGCCTACCACATGGCGGTCGGCATTGTTGAGAACTGGGCGGCCGGGCACGACGGGCACGGGCACCGCGTGCACCCGGACGTGCAGGCGGCTGCGGCGAAGAACGTCGCCGAATGGGAGAAGCTACGGGCGCAGGCCCGGGGAACAGGAGCGAGGAGGGCCGCTGTGACGGTCACACGCGCGGAGATGTCCACCCAGGACATCAATGACCTGCCGGACAGCGACTTCGCTTTCATTGAAAGCGGCGGGTCGAAAGACTCCAGCGGGAAGACCGTGCCCCGTTCGCTGCGGCACTTCCCTGTCCACGACAAGGCCCACGCGGACAATGCCGCCGCGCGGATCGCGCAGGGCGCCCAGTTCGGCAAGGAGGCCCTGCCGAAGGTCCGCGCCGCGCAGAAGAAGTTCGGCGAGGACGGCGGCTCCGACGACGGGAGCCGCTCGGCGGCAATCGACTGGCGCGGGCGCATCTACCCGCTGGAGGACATCCACATCATCCGCTCCGCCGACGGCGGCGACGGCCGCACCGTGGAGGCGTACGCGGCGGTGTTCGGGCAGCCCGCCGAGATCGACGACTTCCAGGGCAAGTACATCGAGACGATCGACCCCTCGGCGTTCAACCGGGCGATCGAGCACGCGCACCGGTCCCGCGGCGGTTTCGCCGGGTCGGTGAAGGTGCTCTACAACCACGGCATGACGATCGCAGGCACCCCCTCGGAGCGGTTCTCGATGCCGATCGGGACGCCGGTGGACATCCGCGCCGAGACCCGCGGCCTGCTGACCCGGACCCGGTACGCGGAGACGCCGCTAGCCGATGAGGTGCTGGAGAACATCCGCTCCGGCGCGATCACCTCCCAGTCGTTCACCGGCCGCATCCACCGCTCGGACCCGCAGCTGCGCCGCGGTGAGAAGTACCGCGGCTATCGCGACCAGCTCCCGCAGGTGCGCCGCACCGAGCTGGGCCTGCGCGAGTACGGCCCGGTGCTGTGGCCCGCATACTCCGGCGCCGAGATCCTCGGCTGCCGCATGTCCACTCCTGGCGATTACCAGGACCCGGGCGAATCCCTGGCACTTCCTCCCGATGAGGGACTCGCCACCGGCGACCCGCTCCCGCCTGACGGTGAGCACTCGGCCCGGTATCACCAGCACGCCCTCTACGCCCTGCGCTCACAGCAGGAGCGGGAAAGGGTCGGGCTGGTCTGGTAACCAGACCGGAAGGACACAAGCGCTATGCCAGCGCTGGACGACAAACTCGCTGAGATGGCCCGGATCAAGTCCGAGCTTCAGCGGATGGAAGACGACGACAGCGTCACCGAGGAGAGCGACGGTGACCTCCGCGACACCCTCGTGGCCAGGTGGAAGAAGCTCGACGAGGAGTGCAAGCCGATCGTCGCGCGGATGCAGGAGATCCAGGCGATCACCCGCACCGCCGACCTGCCCGGCGCCACCGAGCCCGGGACCGACCAGGGCCCCCGGTGGGGAACCCCCGACCTGGTGATCCGTAACAACCGTGACCCGTACGAGGGCCTGGAGGCCGTCCGCTACCACAAGGCGGACGCCGACCACCTGCTACTGTCGCGCTCGGAGATCCGCGAGCGGGCCTTCGACGCGATCGAGCTGGAGGCCAAGCGGAACAACCTCGTGCACGACTTCGCCGAGGAGGCCACCCGCAAGGCGGCCGACAACATGGGTGTACAGGAGCACATCCTGCTGACGGGCTCCGAGGAGTACCAGGTGGCGTTCCGCGCCTACATGGAGAACCCGCAGGGCATGGCCCAGCGCACCGCGCTGTCCCTGACCAGCGCCAACGGCGGTTACCTTTTGCCGTTCGTTTTGGACCCGACCATTGTTTTGACAAACACCGGGTCGGCGAACCCTTACCGCAGGATTAGCGCGGTAAAGCAAACCACGTCAAATACCTGGAATGGTGTCACCTCAGCCGGCGTCAATGCGGCGTGGCTGGCTGAAGGCACGATGGTCACCGACGGCTCGCCGACGGTCGGCAACATCGTGGTCACCCCGCAGAAGGCCGCCGCGTGGGTGTTCGGCTCCTACGAGGTGCTCGAGGACACCGACTTCGGGCAGCAGCTCCCCCGGCTCCTCGCCGACGCGAAGGACCGCCTGGAGGAGTCCGCGTTCCAGGGTGGCAGTGGTTCCGGCCAGCCCTTCGGTGTCACCGTCGGCGCCACCACCGTCTACACCACCGCGACCACCCTGGTCGTGGCGATCGGCGACGTCTACGGCACGCAGGCCGCGCTCACCCCCCGGTTCAGGAATGCCCCCGGGTGCGCGTGGGTCGCGAACGTGGCCATCATCAACAAGTTCCGGCAGCTCGACACCGCCGGTGGCGCGTCGTTCTGGACCAACCTCGGCAAGGGGCAGCCGGAGACGCTGCTCGGCGCCCCGATCTACGAGTCCACGTCAATGGCGTCCACGCTCACCAGCGGCAACCTGCTGGCCGTTTTCGGAGACTTCGGACAGTTCTATATAGTCGATCGTGTCGGAGTCTCGCTTATTTACGAACCCTTGGTGAAGGGCACTAGCTCTCCGTACATCCCATCAGGCCAGGCCGGATGGTTTATGTTCTGGCGGACTGGTTCCAAAGTCGCCACGGCGAACGCTTTCCAGGTCATGAAGGGCGCTTAGCCTGCTCGGCGGGGAAGACGATGAATGCCACATCTGCCGGCTTCATGTCTAGTGCGCGGGCGATGCGCTTGACCGGGGATTGCTCATCATCGGATAGCAGGCCCCAGACGCGCCAGACTTCGCGCTCGGTGGCGTTCATTTGCCGATCGCCGCGATAGCGAGATTCGCCAGCGAGCGGGCTTCCTTACTGGTCACAGGCGCCAGGTCATCCAGGGATTCGGGGACTACATGGTGCCACGCGGCCTCGAAGAGGGCGCACAGGTCGCCGTACTGAGTGGCCAGGTTCGCGCCGAGCCGCAAACGCAGCCTTTCGGCGATGATCTGGTTCATCGGCTGGCGCGTCTCGAAGGATTCACGCCGCAGTAGTTCGTGGAGGTCGTCCGGGAGCCGGATGGTCATCACCTGAGTCATGCAACCAAGGTATCACGGTTGCACAGTAAGTCACTGGCGTGCCCCCGGTTTGCATGGGGCCGGGGGTGCGCCAGTTTCACCAAGGAGGACGGTAGGTCGTGGCGAACAAGTACGCGATCGCGCCGGGCGTGGTGGTGCTGTCCGGTGGCGCGCAGGTGGATGTGCTGCCAGGCGCGCTGTTCGCCAGCGCCGGCGCGGTGGTGACGGCTGCCCCGGCGCTGTTCACGACGGCGATCACGCTGGGCGCGACGACGGTGGCGGCGCCGAACCCGAACCCGGTGGCGGTGAACGCGACGGTGGCGGGCGGGACGGTGACGGCGATCTCGATCAGCGGCGGCGCGAGCGTGGGCACCAGCGGGACGTTCCAGGTGCCGGTGGGCGGGACGATCGCGGTGACGTACAGCGTGGCGCCGACGCTGACGACGGTGGATATCGCCCCGGCGGCGGGGACGTACCCGTATGTGACGGGCGTGGCGGCCGGTTACCTGGCGAGTTACCCCAATGGCCCGCAGGTCAGCTAGGAGGAGCGTGTGAAGTATTACCGGGCGCAGGACAACGCGGTGGGTGAGTTCCCCGACGGCCGCGCGTACGGGTTCCAGAAGGGTGACGTGCTGCCCGGGTCGCACGAGGTGGTCAAGTGGGACCTGGATCACGGGGGGAAGAACTGGCTGGAGCTGCCCAGCGACGAGCCGGCGCCCCCTCCGGCGCCTAAGCGCGCGGCAGCAGCGGCAGGGGTGGCGGCGAAGTAATGCCGGTGACGCCGCCCGGTTACAAGATCTGGGAGAACACCGCGCCGCTGAATATCGGCAGCCCGGCTGTGCTGTCCGGCTGGTATGACACCACCGGGTACACGACGCTGCTGGTGACCGCGGCGATCACGAACGGCGCCAGCGGCACCACGGCGTTCACGGTGGAGGGGTCCTACGACGGGTCCGCGCAGGACTCGACGCTGGCCTACGGCACGTCGATCAGCGCGAGCACCCCGGCGGGGGGGACTACGTACACGATCCAGCACACCTACGTCCGGTTCAGGGTGGTTATTGGCGTGGCGAACGCGACCGTGTCCACGTTCTACGTCCAGTCGAGGGCATGAGAGATGGCTGATATTCACGGCGACCCGCGTGACGCGGCGCAGATGCCTGATGCGGCGGGCGCGGGCCCGGCACCGGTGCCTTACGGTGGTGCGCGGCAGGGCGCCGAGCCGCCGCTGTATGACCCGGGGCCGCTGCAGGTGGTGGACTACGCCGGCAGTGTGCTGCACGCGACCCCTATGGGCAACGCCGTGCAGCAGGACCGGGCGGCGGCGTACGGAATCACGGCGGCCGACCTGGGCGTGTCGGCGACGCCTGACGCCCCGTACTACCCGGGGCCGCTGGGCCCGGTGAACGCCGCTGGGGACCGGGACGCGGGCGGCATGGACGACGTCTGCGGGGATGTGGCCGGGGCCGTGGCGGCGGCGCAGGCACGGTGGGGTGAGCTCCAGGGCGACCTGGGGACGACGGGCACGCCGGGCCCGGGCGCGCTGCCGGTGCACGCGGGGACGATCGGTGATCTGGTGCAGTTCCCGCCGTCAGCGCTGGATCCGGGCGCGGGCGTGGGGAACACGCTGCCGACGGCGGCGTTCTATGATCCGCCGCGTGACTACGGCGGGAACCAGTCGGTGACCACGGGGTATATCGGCAATGAGCCGCCACCGGGATTTCAGGGAGAGGCGCAGTAATGGGCACACCATTCTTCCAGCAGCTTGACCCGTCGCCGGCGCCCGCCGCGGTGCAGGTGCCGGATTCGCCGCCTGACCGCCCGGACGCGCTGGATGGCAACGGGATGGGGACGGCGCCGTATGACATCAGCGCGCCGCAGGACATCGCGGGCATCACGGCCGCTGCGGACGCCGCGGGGCGCTTGGCGGGCGCGGGGGTGGTGTACCCGGAGGGGCCGCGGCAGGCTGAGGCGGATGCGATCCTGTGCTCCCCGCAGGGCGCCCCGGCGATGAACGTCACGTCCGGGTTCCCGGACTACGAGGCCACCGGCTTCGCGGTGGAGGAGCTGCGGACGCCCATCCAGGGTGAGCCGGGGTCCTACCCGGCGGGGAGCACGACGCAGCCGGGTATCACCCAGTTCATGGCGGGCCTGGGTGCGGGCGTGGATGGCGTGCCGCCGGAGCGCGGCGACATGGGCCCGGGCGGCGGTGACTACCCGGGGACGATGCAGGACGGCCTGCGGAAGTACGGCACGTCCTGACCGGTGTTCCGTGTCCTGGGCCTGGACGGCGGCCCGTTCTACAACTTCTTCTCCGGCCTGTTCGGCGTGCTGGTGATCACCGGTGGGCTGCTGGCGAACACGTGGGTGAACGCGCGACGGCACAACTGCCACCAGCCGGGCTGCTGGCGGGTGGGCAGGCTGCCGGTGCAGGGCACGGCGTATGTGGTCTGCCACCGTCATCACCCGTCGCCGCCTACGGAGAAGACGATCCGGGAGCGTTATCACTTGTACGCGGGACAGAGGCCGGGCCGTGGCTAGAGATTGTCCTCAGTGCGCCATCCTTCGTACCGATCACCTCCTGGCCATCTGCGCCAAGGTTGCAGCCGCCCCGTACGGCGACGGAATGACCGCCGAGGAAGTGCTTGAAAAGCACCTCGCGCAGTATCACAAATACGGCGATGAGCACCTGACCTGGAGATGTCTTAGCCGTGGCTGAGCATTGCGTGATCGCGAACATCAGCCCGGGGCTGGTGCGGACGGAGTTCTGCGCGTCGCTGCTGGCCGTGGTGATGCAGGGGAAGACGAACATCGACAGCGTCCTGCTGGCGCAGTCGGGGCCGAACCTGTCCACCGCGCGCAACCAGGTGACCCGCCAGTTCCTCGACGAACAGACCGCGCCGTGGCTGTTCCTCGCCGACTCCGACATGTGGTTCGAGGCGGACACCGTTGACCGGCTGATCGCCGCGGCGGACCCGGTGGAGCGCCCCGTGGTCGGCGCGCTGTGCTACAGCCAGAACAACGACAACGGCGGCGGCGAGCCGTACGCGACGATGTACGAGCTGACGCAGGGCCCGGAGGGCGAGCTGGCGTTCGTCCGCTACGCCAAGTGGCCGGAGGACACCCTCGTGCAGGTGGCGGCGACCGGGGCGGCGGCACTCCTAGTGCACCGCGGCGTCCTGGAGCGGGTGGAGAAGGCAGCCGGCGACCGGGCGGCCCCGTGGTTCCGGGAGAGCGTGACGGGGACGGCGCTGATGGGCGAGGACCTGACGTTCTGCCTGCGCTGCGCGGCGACGGGCATCCCGGTGCACGTCCACACCGGCGTGCGCGTGGGCCACATGAAGACGACGATGCTGATCTAGGGGCTGGCGTGGCTGTTGAGCTGTTCACCAACGAGGCGTCCACGACGGTCGCCACTGGTGGCACCACCGCGCCGACGGCGGGGACTGTCGAGTCGTGGACGGTGGCGTCGTCGTCCACGTTCCCGGCGATCGGCGCGGGCCAGCAGTTCCATGTCGCCGACCCGGCGTCCTCCGCGATGGCGGCGGAGATCATCGCGGTGACGGCGGTGAGCGGCAGCACGTGGACGGTCACGAGGGGCGCGGAGTCCACGGCCCCGGTGGCGCACACCCCCGGTTTCACGGTGCAGCAGGTCATCTCGGCTGCGCCGCTTTCGGTGTTCGCGCAGGCTGGGAACGGCGACCTGGGCGGCACGGGTGCCGCGCCGACGGTCACCGGCACGCACCTGGCGTCGGCGCTTCCCGTCGCCCAGGGCGGCACGGGGCAGGTCACCCAGCAGGCGGCCATGGACGCGCTCGCGGGAGCCCAGACGTCCGGCCAGGTGCTGCGCGGCAACGGCACCCATGTCGTGCTGGCGGCGCTGCTGGCCGGTGACATCCCAGACCTGGCGTACGTGGACTCCGTGAGCGCCGCCGACTCCTCGGTCACGGTCAGCGGCGCCGCGGACACTCCCTCGGTCGGCTCGGTGCCGGCGCAGCTCGCGCAGCGGATGCTCTGCGTCTTAGAAAGGAACGTCCATGGCAACTGCGCCCGCTTACGCCGCCACCCCGCTGATCGGCGCGGCGGTCATCAGCAACAGCTCGGCCGACACCAACTTCCAGACCCCGTCGCACGCGACGTCGGTGGCGACGGCCGGCTCGAGCGGCACGAAGATCACCGAGGTGGACCTGCTGCCGGTGGGGACGATCTCCTCGGGCGGTGTGGTGGTCAACCTGTACCTCTACAACGGCAGCACCTACTATCTGCTGGACTCGGTGCTGGTCCCTGCGGTGACCCCGGCGACGCAGCAGAACGTGACGAAGATCCCCCTTTACTACGACAACCTGGTGCTGCCGAACGGCTGGTCGCTGTACGCAACGGAGACCGTTGTCACCCAGGCCGTCCAGGTGAGCGCCTTCGGGGCGAGCCTGTAGTGGGCAACGTCAACCCGGGCATCCTGGACGGGGTGCGGCGCATCGGGATGCGCGTCCGGGACCTCGCCGTGGAGGGCGCGCTGCCGGGCGCCCCGCTGGGGCTGCGCCTGCGCGGCGCCACCGCGGCCGGCCCTCCGCAGGGCGGCACCTGGAAGGCCGGGGACGTGGTCCCCGACCGGCGCGGCACCGTGTGGACGTGCACCACGGGCGGGGAGGCGCCGGCCGCCGCGTGGAGCGGCGCCATCGCCGGGGTCACCTACATCACGCTGCCTGCGGGGTGGTACGGCGGCGCGTGGTTCACGAGCAAGGCCGCGGGGTTCGCCAGCCCGGCCACCCTGGCGTGCATCGGCGACTCGGTGACGAACGGCATCAACGCATCCGGCGGCGGCTTCATCGCCACCGGCTGGCCCGACCAGCTCCGCACCCTGCTGCTGGCCGGCAGCAACACTCCGCTGTACGCCGACTTCTACCCGGGCTGGTCGTACAACACGGGTGCGGGGGCCATCGACTCGGTGGGCGAGGGCTTCCCGGCCTTCACGGGCGGCTCCACCACCTACGAGGCCGGGTTCGGCACCGTGCTGGCCCCGGCGACAACAAGCGCCTGGGTGCAGACGATCTCCACCGGCAGCATCCCCGGCTGGACGGGGGGCAACTGCACCGGCTTCGATTTCGTCTACTTCGACTTCTCGGCCAACGGCTGGGCGTTCCAGATCGACGGCGGCCAGGGCGGCAGCCCGACCGTCACGGGAGCGGCCTGGTCGGCTGGCAACGGCTGGTACGCGGTCACCAACACCGGCGGCGGCGCGACGGGCGGCAACATCAAGAAGGTCACCGTCCGCGGCCTCACCTCGGGCACGCACACCATCCAGTGGGGGCAGCTAGCGGCGGCTGCGTGCATGTTCCCGATCGGGATCAGCCTGTACACCGGCAGCGCGGGCGGCATCGGTTTCGTGCGCAGCGGCTACAGCGGCAGGCGTGCCGTCGACACGGCAAGCCCGGCGGGCACGAGCCTGGGGTACGCGGGCACCCTGAACACCTACGTCAGTGACCGGATAGCCCCCTGGTCCGGGGCGGGCCCGGAGGGCGGCACGGCGCAGATCTCCCCCGTCCCGTTCGGTTTCCCGATGCAGCCGTCGCTGGCGTTCGTGTCGTTCGGCATCAACGACTGTGCGAACGGGATCTCCCCTGCCGCTTACACCGCCGCCCTCTACCGGTACATCCAGGCCCTCAAAAGGGGAACCCCGAAGGCGAACATCGCGATCGTCGCATTGTGCAACCCGGACCCGTACTACACCGACAACAACATCGCCTCGAACGCCTACCGCTACGTCCTCTGGAAGCAGGCCATGGCCGAGACGGCCGCTGCCTACAGCTGTGCGTACGTGGACATCGACACCCTGTTCGGCGCCACTCCGGTCGCCAGCGGGTACATGGTGTCGGGGAACGTCCACCCGACCACGGCCGGCCACCTGCTGATCGCCCAGACGGTGCAGGCGATCACCTGATGGGCACCGCCGCCACCGTCACCGCCAACACCGCCGTCTTCACCAGCGCGACCGCGGTGATCCAGAGCTTCGCGAACGACGTGGCGGACTATGTCACGTTCACCACCTCGAGCACAATCCCGTCCCCGCCCGGGCCGTACAAGCTGTTCACCATCACGTGGGGCGGCTCCTATGCCAGCTACTACCCGCTGTCGCCGGTCATGGCCGCAGTCCCGTGCCCGGAGCCGGGCAACAGCAGGACGGCGGCGCAGGCGGGCGCCGCGGCGGCCCTGGACCTGTTCACGATCCCCAACGGTGCCAACACCGCCGTCGACGTGTACTGCTGGAACACGCCCACCGCGAGCACTGCCTACGACATCGGCGTCTGCGCCATCACGGGACCGTGAGGAGATGACTGGCCGATGGCCACCGGCGGGGCGATAGCCGTCAAGAGCACGAACCCCAGCAACACGGGCAACGTGTTCAACATCCTGGGGTCGACTCCCCCGGTGGCAGCCACGAACGACCTGTGGTTCGACAGCGCGAACAACACCTGGTACACCTACGACGCCAGCGGTGCCTGGATTCAGCTCACCGACAACGCCCCGTGGCTGGCGTCGGACTCGGGGCTGCTGCTGTTCAACATGTACCCGGAGTCGGCG